GAGTTTGATTTAGATTTTACAGGATTTAATTTAACTGAATTAGAAAACTTATCAAATGACAAAGATTTAGAATTTAAAGCTAATGATAAAATAGATACTAGCATTGATGTTGATTATCCTGCAGATATGGAAGTTTCACATGTTAAAATGGTACAACTATTTTTAAATACAGAAACAGAAAAAAACTTTAGGCTTTGGGTATCTGAATTACAAAAAGATTTAGCAACAGACAATCTTACAGATACAGTATATCAAGTAATTAAAAATGCACACGATAACAGCAAAAGCTAAATACACTGACGAAGAAATAAAAAAGCTAGAGGGCTATTTTATACAAGATCATCAAGTTGATACTATTATTGACTATGATTGTGATGCCTATAAAGAAAATGGAGAGCCTTTATTTTTTTTTAGAAAAAATGTTATACCTAGTAATATTTGTGAACAAGCCTATAAATCATTAAGGTTTGCAGTAGCTAAAGGTGGCAACAGAGGTTCTGCTGGTGGAGTACCAGATAAAAGAAACGATAAAGTTGGACTAAAATGGAACGAAGATGGAACAATAGAAAAAACAAATAAGGTAGGAAAGACAAGAGGCTTTAGAGTTAATAAAAATGGTACTATTTCTAAAACCCATGAAGCATTTACTAAAGTAGAAAGTGGTATTGCTGGATTTTTTGATAGGCAAACAAGAATACCTTATTGTAGGCAAACCTCATTTAATGAACATCAGTTTGAAAAGTTTAAAAAAGGCTATCCTTATATAAAATTTATTTCAGATTTATTTCAAGATGTGTGTCCAGATAGATGGAAAGCACAAAATGACATGATACAAAAAACAACTAAAGAATTTTATATTCCTAATACTGTTTTTACAACTATTACTATAAATAAAAATTTTAGAACTGCAATTCATCAAGACAAAGGAGATTTAGCAGAGGGATTTGGAAACTTAGGAGTTTTAGAGGCTGGTAATTATGAGGGAGCTATTACAGTACTTCCAAAATATGGAATAGGATTTAATGTAAGAAGTGGAGATGTTTGTTTTTTTGACGTTCACGAATATCATGGTAATACTGCAATAAATGGAAAAGGAAAGTTTGAAAGAATATCAGTTGTGTGCTACTACAGAAAGAATATGATTTTTTGCAAATCAGCAACAGAAGAACAAGAAATTGCTAAAAGACTACAGAACAGGGCTAATCTTAACAAATGAAATTTAAAATAGCCATACCTACTATTGCTAGGGCAGAAACAATTAAAAACAAAACAATTAATTATTTAGCTAAAACAGATATAGATTTCAGCGAGGTTGATTTATTTTTATCTGATGGTAACGAATTAGAAGCCTATAAAGAATCATTAAAGGATTATCCGATTAATTTTATTGTTACTAATAAAAAACATGTAAATACACAAAGAAATTTTATGATTGATTACTATAAAGAAGGTCAGCTTGTTCTTGGTATTGATGACGATATACAAAGTATAGAGATGAGAATATCTGAAAAGAAAACAATGCCTTTATTAAACCTTACAGAATTTGTAGATCAGGCTTTTGAAATATCTCAACAACATAAATTTGATATGTGGGGTGTAAATGCAGTATTAAACCCTTATTTTATGCGAAACAATATTAGCTTTAATTTAAAATATATCGTGGCTTGTTTTTATGGTTGGCGAAATACACATGAACGTAAAGCCTATGTATCCACAAACCCAGAATATGGTAAAGAAGACTATGAAAGAAGCATAAGATATTATATGGCAGATGGGGGACTAACTAGATTTAACTATATATCTCCTAAAACAAAGTATTATTCAGAAGATGGGGGCATTCAAACCTATCGTACAATAGAATATGAACAAAAAGCAGTTGATTGGTTGCTTAAAGAGTTTCCTATGTATTGCACAATTAACAAGCATAAAAAATCTAAATGGCCAGAAGTAGTCTTGAAAGATCAACGAAAAAAGGCTAAAAAAAGATAAACACAAAAAGGACATAATGGTACGACCAATTAAAAAAGTAGATGAGGAAGCTATTAAGAAATTAGCACAATTACATTGTACTTTTGACGAGATTGCAGAGTTTTCTGGGGTTTCAACAAAGACATTACAACGTAGATATGTCCACCTTATAAAAAAGGGTCGTGAGATGGGCAGAATAAGCTTAAGACGTGCACAATTTGAGAAAGCATTATCTGGGAATGTAGTAATGCAGATATGGTTAGGAAAGCAACATTTAGATCAAAGGGATAAAATAGAACAAACAACGTACAACGAACCTTTGCCATTAATTATTAATGCTAAACCAGATGAAATAGAAGATGGCAAAAAATAAAGGTAATGTATTCGGTGCAGTTATTGAATATACTAAAACTGAAAAAGGTACATCTATTGGCAGAAGAAAAATAACAAGCACTATGAACAAACACAAACGAAGACAACAGAAAGCAAAGTATCGTGGACAAGGAAAATAAAAGATCAAATTTCTATCCTACAGGAGAAATAATAGATTATAGCTTGCCCCAATCATTTACTAAGGCATTAAAGGGTGCTTCATGTGGAGATTGTGGGCTTTATAGTAATGCTAGATCGTTTTGTGGTAGATGGGGTGCAAAAGGTGTTAAAGATACTTATGTATGCCACGAATGGAGAAAAAGGTTTTTTAAAAGATAGTTTTGTGATATTTATGCCACATGGCTAAATTTAAAGGTAGATCAGTAAAACTTAACAAACCCATGCGTGGGGACGTAAAGAAATTTAAAGTATTTGTAAAGAATAGAAAAACAGGCAGAGTAGTCAAAGTTAATTTTGGCGACAAGAAGCTATCTATTAAAAAAAATATTCCAGCAAGAAAACGTTCATTTATGGCAAGATTTAGACCAATACTTGCTAAAGCTAAAAGATCAGGAAAACAACTTAATACAACTCCTGTATATTGGGCAGTTAGATCATGGCAGAAAGGCTTTAAGCTATGATTGATAAATACATTATAAAATTTTTAACCTTTTTAGATAATACATTTGAGGCTATAGGAAAGCTATTTATTAAAACTAAAAAGAAAAGAAAATGAGAGATACTAAAGTTTTAGAATCTTTTAAAAAGCACGCAGAAAAGAAATTAAAAGAAATGAGTATATTTAAGAACTTAAAAAAAGAAGTAGAGCATGGTGCTAATGGCACTCAACAGTATGTAATTAAAAAAGGAATTAACAAAGGCAAGATAGCTAAATGAGGATTAACATGAATTATTATTTTACTGGTGGTATCATTGTAGCATTTGTTTTATTAACATTTTTAGTAGCACCATTATGAAAATATCTGACAATACATCTGTTGCAATGCCTATTAAAAATATGGTTGGAATTGTTATTGCAGTTGCAATGGGTGTGTTTGCATATACAGAAGTTACAGCTAGACTTACAAGTTTAGAAACATCAAGAGAATTATTCCAAGCTGATCTACTTAAAAAATCAGAACAAAAGCCTACCGATCAAGAACAGTTTATGTTAATTGAAAGCCTTTATGGAGATGTAGAAAAATTAACTGTAACTCAAGAACAAAATATGACCAATAAAGTTAATATAGAATTTCTTAAAACACAGCTAGAAAAAGCATTAACTGATATTGAGCATTTAAAAGATAAGGTAAGAGCCAATGGAAACAATTATTAGTAGTGTGGTTGCTTTGTGTATGTTTGTAGCTGGAGAACTGCAAGAGCATAGAATACAAGAGAAAATGTCAGATTGCCTTAAAGGTAAAAGAGAGGCAGAAAGAAATGCCAATAGTAATATTGAATATAAATGTGGCAAAGTACAAGCTGAATTAGAAGAAAATATTGATGGTAGTAAATCAATTAAAAAGATAGTATCTGAAAAATGAAATTTATTTTAGCTTTCTCAATTTGTTCTGCTATCACAGGAATGTGTAATACAACCATGACTATTGATAAACAATTTAATACATGGTCAGAATGTGTTATAGGTGGAAGTCAATTAACTATTGCATACGCACAAAAAATGGAAGAAAAGGTAAATAAGGATAAATTATATATTTCTTATTTTTGTAATGAACATAACCCTAACAAAACCCCAGCATAAAGTTTCATCAAGTAATAAAAGATTTAGAGTTTTAGTATCTGGTCGTAGATTTGGTAAAACCTATTTATGTATTACTGAAATGATGAAGTATGCAACACAGATTAATAAAAAAATCTGGTATGTAGCACCTACATTTAAAATGGCTAAAGAGATTGTTTGGTCAAACCTTAAAGATATGCTTTCTCAATTTAATTGGATAGAAAACATTAATGAATCTAATATGACTATCACGATTAAAAAAACAGGCAGTAAAATATCATTAAAGGGTTGTGATAATTATGATAGCTTGAGGGGAGTAGGATTAGACTTTTTAATATTAGACGAGTTTGCTGACATTGAAGAAAAAGCTTGGACAGAGGTATTAAGGGCATCTGTATCTGACACAGAGGGAGATGTACTAATGTGTGGCTCTCCAAAAGGCTATGGTAACTGGTCGTATAGAATGTACCTTAAAGGGCAAGAGGGCGACAAGGAGTGGGATTCGTTTCAATTTACTACCTTGCAAGGTGGAATGGTATCAGAGGAAGAAATAGAGCAAGCTAAACAAGATATTGATATTAGAACTTTTAGACAAGAGTTTGAGGGTACATTTGAGAACTATGCTGG